TTTACAAATATAGGATACATCATATCCTGCAAAGTTTTTAATATAGCTTTCTACAGAGGTTCCAAATGCATCTTTAGGATTTTTTAATCCATCAGACTTGAGGTATTCAATTACTCCACCTGCACCTTTAAGATGTGCTCCGGCAAGAAGTCCTGATTGGGTAATTGTATATCCGTTAATTATTTTTCCTGTATATAAATGTGCGCCAACAGCTTTAAGGTAAAGCCATTGACGTTTTTTAAATGCTATCTGTGCATTTTCTTGTGCAGCTGGATTGTTAAGAAAATCTTGTATAGAATAAACACCGTCTTTTCCGTTAAAAGTTCCGCTCCAATCATTGTTATAGTTAGTATTCTTTTTATAATATCCAGCATCAATAAGTGCAGCTTCTCCCATCTGGTATTTCCCTGCATATCCATATTTATTGAATGCTTTATAACAGCCTCCGGATTCTCTTTTCCCCAGAGCATCAAGAAAATCTTGTAAACTTTTCATTGTTTACCTCCTATTTATCTAATACTTTTGATAAGATAAATTTTTCATGATTGTTATTTTTTAATGCTTCGATTTTATCTTTGTATTTCTTCCCATTTTTCTCTAAGATAAGGTATTCATTCGGGTTTTGTTTTTTTAATCTTTCAGCTTCATTTTCCGGCAGTATAAATACATGGCCTGTTGGTATAAATTTAATCTTATACATAAGTATCCTTTCTGAATAAAAAGCAGGGGATTTTCCCCTGCTTGAATGTTGTTATGCAGCTTCCCTTACGCCAGCCCATTTAGCAATTGCGTAAATGTTTCCTTTAAAGCCTTCTGCAAAGTCTAAATCAATAGAGCCATCTGCCTTTTCGAAACGTGACAAATCTTGAAGCTGTATAGCAGATACACCTGCCGGCAGTTCAATAACAATATCGCCAAGCATTGAATTAGGATATGCATCACCTGCTTTTACAGTAAGCAATGAGCTTGTAGCAGTATTTTCAATCACTATAAATAAAGAATTGTTCTTGTTGGAGAAAGCATCAGCAATTGTAATCCCATTGGCTTGTGTAACTGTAGTTTTTGTAATTCCGATATTTGCAATTGATTCTGTATGATCAAGTGTCGGGTATTGAACATCAATGATATCTCTTGTCATAAATTTTCCTTTCAATTTTTATAATGTAAAAAAATTATGCTATAGAAAGCTTAGCAGCAACTTTTACAGTTCCTAAATAATCTGCTCTTGGAGCACCAACTCCATATAAACCATAACCTTTATAGCAAGTGTTGAAGTTCTTTTCCGGAGTGTAGTAAGTAGTATTTAAATCAGAAGAAATACCTCCTGCAAGAGTTTTGCCTTTTACACCGAATAAAGGATAAAATACACCGTCTTCCGGTTGTGCAATATTATTAGAAACAAGTATTTCCCATCCGCAAAGAGTTCCTATATAGCCTTTTTTAATCTCTTCTTTGCCTGTCTCTGTATATTTAAGTTCATCCATCTTGCCTAAGTAGAACTGGTATTCCGGCGGAATAACGCATACCATCGAGCCGTCAAGCCAGTTTGTATGACCTTTACCATCGCCACGCTGAAATTTAGCCTGCATGTATGCGAGAATATCTTTTGCATTTTCTGCACTAAGGGTGATTGCCTCTCCGCTATTATCCAGATAATGTCCGGCTCTTGTATAAAGATTAGCGTAAGAAGCATCTACAGCAGCTGCAAATTGTTTAATCGCATCATTAGTGTAGTCTTTAGCAAGTTCAACCTGTGATTCAGGATTATCACTTGAACGCTGCATCATTTGTTCTTCCATTTCTGATAATTCAAAGTGGAATGCTTTGCCTCTATCTATTTTAACTTTACAGGTAGAAACAGTTGCTGCTTCGGCAGTAGGAAGATCTCCTCCGTCATAGTCGAATAATGTAACAAGACCAGGCATTGTGACATCGACTTCGTCACCTTTGTTGATGTGGTCTTTCATTTCTGAGTGTGCGAGCTTACCAATAACAAGCTCGTTGTAAAAATGTTTGTTGAAAGCTTTAGTAAACGCGTTTACAATCATCTGTTTTGTTGTAGTCATAAATTTCTCCTTTTTGTGATATTTCCGTGCGTAGCACACTATATCAGACGTTCAAGAAGGTCATCAACTTCTTTAGGTGTCATCTCATCAAGTCTTTTCCTCGGTGGTGTTATTGAATTAGTTTTGTTTTGTGAAAAGCTCATAGAGCCTATTGCTTTTTCAGTTTCATTCTGCGCGGACTTTGTTTTTTCAAGTGCATAAATTCGTGATGTTACATAGTTCTCAATTAGACTGACAAACTTATCTGCATCAAGATTTGCTCCAAGGGCTTTGTAAGCTTCTTTGTAAATTTCTCGAAACATCGGGTCTTGAAAATACTCCGGGGTGTTGTATTTATTCGCTGCTGCTTCAATTGCTTCTTTAGCGTTAAAGATTTTATCTCTTTCCGTCCAAGCTTTTGTGATGTTATCAAGCATACTGGAATTTTGTCTGAGTTTTCCGAGTTCATGTGATTGTAAACCTTGAAATTTCTCAAGTTTCTCATAAGCTTTCATGAGCTCATCGACGGACTTGAATTTACCTAAAATGAGTTCTGAAGGGGCATTTTCAGCTTGTCCTTCCTGCTGCTGTGATACATCTGAAGAGTTGTCGGAAACCGGCTCAGTCAGAGTATCTTTTTCTTGAATTTCTTCCATAAAACGTCCTTTCTTTTTTATTTTATGCGTGGAATAGAGCGATAAGATTAAATTAAATCTTCTAACATTTGGTTAACTTCTTCTTCGCTCATATTTTCTAAATTCTTGTTTCTGTAAATTTTTTTTAGCAAATCTGTTTTTGTAAACTCTCCCCAGGATTGTGTTGTTCCATCGTCAATAAATCCTCTATTTTTCATAATTTTTCCTTTCTTGGTTTTATTTAAATATGCTATAATTCATCTATGAAGTTACAAGAATATTTTTCAGACTTGCCAAATCGCTTGAGCGCTAATTTTCTGGCACTCATAGGATTTGTAAATTTTATGTGTATGCTGCTTATCTTAATCCCAGGCATTAAAGAGTTATTGTTTGGTGATATTTTAGCAGTGTTATTTTTTAGTATTGTGGCTGTCGGTTTGACAACCCTTTTAGTAATTTGTTTCTTATCAATCCCATTTTTTTTATTGTTAGAAAGCCAAAGAGAGAAAACTACCTTAATTGCAGGAATTGTTTATATAATAATTTTTATTGTGATCTTGTATTGTTTTACTAATAAAATTACTGATTTTTCTGCTTTTGTCGGGCTTTTATCAATTTATGTTCATTACAATGCAGTTTTATTTTTGATATTTTTAAGTTTGATAATTTTTATCGTCATTGATAATAAAATTCGTTTCCCAATAAAAAATACTTTGCTTATAAACAACAAAAACTACAAATTATTTGTTCGGGTATTTTATTGTTATTTTTGGATATTATATATTCCATTTGCATTCGGGCTGTTTATTTTATTAATAATTTGATTTTTGTCTGGCATGTTTAAATTCACTATAATTATTGTCTATTTCTTTGTATCCTTTTGGTATTTTCGCATTTGTTCCGTGGTATACATATTCTTCAATCATTTCAACAGAACATTTGCAGTTTGGATGTGGTTTTTCCGGTATGTCATTTTCAGAATTATAAATAGTGTTATTTAGTTCTTGACAACTATCACACGCACCGGCATTAGTATCCCACCTATATATGTAATTACTTATACCGCCTTTTAGAATTTTATTAGCCATAGTATACTCCTTTTTTTTGAGGAACGTTTGTTATTTCATTGACAGGCAAAGTACTATTTATCTCAGCATTTACCCCTCCAAGGAATCGTTCTGGATTATCTACACCTTTTTGTTCAAAATACCAGACAAATATTTCTTGCAGATTAAGGGGGATTAGTGATGCAAATTTTTCTATAGCTTGTACAACTAAATCAGCTTGTTCTGATTTTTGTGTTGTCATAGACGAATCTGCGTACATATATTTATATTCACCTTGACGCGTAAAGTCATCAACTTCTATAACTTCCTGCTGGTTTTCGTGGTTTACAAATATTGTTTCAACTCCTGATTTGAAATCGGCGCAGAGCTTTGCAACCTTTTCTACATTTGGAATAATCAAATCCTGGTTAATAGTATCAACAATCATAGAAAGTCTTGTCATCTGACCTTGTGTTTTAGTATTAATTTCAGTGGCTGTTTTGGATGAAGTTGTTTCCACTGCCCCCACCATGTTAGGGAAAATACCTGAAACTTCTGCCATTAAGTCATTTAAGAAAGATATATCCTGAAGGAAAACTCCCGGGTTAAACGTAAACTGTTGAAATGCTGCGGCTGGGGAAAGGTTATCTCCGTATTCAATAATTTTCCCAGGATACAGGTTAATTTCATCTTCATCAAAGAAACCTTCTGGAGCAAGAAGCGGAGGATTTTCGCTTAAGGCTTGAAGGTTGCATGTTCTATTCAAAAGCTCTTCCTGAAAATGAGCAAGCGATAAAACAGAATATAGTGGGCTAATACCTCGCTTAGTTTCAGGGTCAACTATAAATGCCCCG